ATCTCAACAACGCCTTGGAGTATTTCGCATCATCTTCATTAATCTCCTTTGATAAAGCCATCTGCCCTAAAGCCAATGCTACAGAGCGATAAATGTTATTACCCTTCTTCTTACTAGAGAATAACTCCTTAGAGAACTTATCTTTATACTTTACATGGAAAGGTGAAGCTCCGCGTCCAATTAGTTTGGCTATGGTTGTAGGTACATGCGACTTAATGAGGTCAGTACCCCTGCCAGCAGCCTTATCGTAGTAAGCATCAAGAGATGTGAAGACATCTTTTAGTAATTGTTTGTCTACTGTATTTAACAAGGACATACCAGTAATAGAGGCTACCTTTAAATTGCGATCTCTAACTGTATCATCAGATAAGATTTTATTCAACGCTTCAAAGCACTCTCTCTTGAAATCAATACTATCATTGCTGTAAGCCAAAAGACCCAAGCTGTATAACGCGAATGATCTGGTACGACCATCGACTTGTGACCTACCACAAGCTCTTCTCCCAGACTCAGTATCCCACGCCAACTCTACAAGAAGCTGTCTAGCATTTCTCATTCCTGAGATACCCATAGCAAGAGCCGCTGTTTCTCTAATCTCCTGGTCTGGTCTAGTAAGATATTCTTTAAATATAGGTAAGACATTAAACTCATTATGGTTGCGACCTATTTTAGCTAAAGCAATCATACAAGCTGAATTAATATCACGATTGTCCGACATTTCTAAAGCTCTTTTCAAAGCAGGTAAGATAGTTTCTTGGATATCGGACTCTGAAGGTTTAGAAGTATCCTTTGAGTTTACACGCCGAGAGGGGCCTAAGAAAAACTCATCAGAACCAGTCTCTATCGTAGGAGCGTGTATAGCATCCTTTAGGTTAATGAATGGATCCTTATTAAATTCCCACCAAAACTGCCACTTGCTAAGGTCTGCACTTAATTGAATTCCACGGGGACCTGACATAGGCCCAGATCCAATTCCAGGTGCCCTAGGACCACCAGTGTTAGGACCACCAGGGGATGAGCCAGGAGTGGTGGGTCCCCCTGGGGGAGGGGCACCTGGAGGTACTGCTCCAGGAGTAACTGGACCTGGGATTGCTGGTCCACCTGTAGTGGGGCCTCCTCTAGCATTTGGAGGAACAATGTCTTGCGGACCACGGTATTTTCCTCCATGCGCGAAGGTAGGAGTTGGCAGAATTAAGAGACTAACACAAGCAAATTTTAATAGATTTTTCATAGTTTTAGTAAAGATCGTGGGGTAACAATCAGTAACCCCCTTTATTATATAGAAATAAAGAAAGGACTTCCGAACTAATTTAGCCCAGAAGTCCTCAGATATGGATACAGGTATTACTATTTAGCGTGACCGTTTCCGTTCTCACCTTGCTCTCCAGCACCCTCGCTCACGATAGAACGAAGGTTACTGCCAATCATAGTTATAAGCAGGGTTAAAAGTGCTGAGACCACTGAGATTTGGGATTCAGGAATATAAGAAACAGATGCTAGGAAGGCAGCGACCAATAAAAGCAGATATAAAGGCCCAAACACAGCTATGTGTTTTGAAGCGGCCTCTTTCGCAGTCATCTGAAGCTTTAATTTTTCAATCTCTAGCTTTTGTTCTGCCTGAGTTCTTTTTACTACAGCCTTATATCTAGCAGCAGACTCTTTAGCCTCCACCTTTTTCATTTTAAGGGCGGAATTTGTGTCCTTTATAATATACTGTGTAGGAGCAGGTTCGTGAGTTTCTGATTCCTTTTTCATGATGTTGCCTCTTTATAAACCTGTGGGAACAGGCTTACTCTTTATATAGGCAATGAAAAGAAGATTTCGGTTACTTCTTTTTATCTACACTGATCCCTAAGGACTGTAATTGTTGTTCGTAGAGAAGCTCGTCGTGTGACTCATTTTTAGGGTCCAAGGCCCCATCCAATGCTCCATCTAGCAGTTGAAGCATCCAATGTCCGTCCTCAACCCCCATAACTTCAAGTATTACCAGATCCTCTTTTGAGTAGAGTCTTCCATCATACCAAATTCCTGCATCCTGGTGTTTTTGCTTAACTTCCGTATCCTTAATAAGATAAGGCGTTAGTAGGCCTATGCACGCTAAGATAGCACATACGAGCAACACATATTCAATTTTAGATTGGGAGTTCATCGGCTTTCAATTGCTCTTTTAACTTTGCGAATAACGTCATCATACTCTTCACGAATAAGAATAGGTTTAACCTTTTGAGAGGAATTCTTATGATCCCTGATAAACATCAGACAAGAGTGGTCTGTGCCTTTACCATCTTCAAATCTATGAAACTTCAGAATAAAGTTACAGTTTATCATCATCTTATAAGGAGCATCCTCCAAAGTAATCAAACCCCTGTTATCAAAGGAACTGTTTTGAACACGGAACTCAGCGAACCCTCTAAAGATAGTCCCACTAAACTTGGACATCTTGGGGATAACGGGTTGTCTAGGGCCTTGTGCAGATGCGTGTGAGGAAGTCAGAATAGCTGCCGCAACTGCTAAAACTCCAATAATTGAAATATATTTGAGCATAGTTTTACCTTCTTTTAAAAAATACGAGGTAATGGCTGAGGGTTTACCTCTCTCAGCATTATATACTATGATAGGTTGAAAGGCCTAATAATGGAGGATTATGTTAAAATTTATTTGTTCGGTGGTAATTTGTCTGAGCTTGATTTCATGTAGTGGTGGGGCTAAAGGGGATAAAAGTGATCCACGATCTGTTCCTACTAATCAACCTGCAATTCTTACTTACTATGAGCCTGTAGGTGGGTATGAGTCTCATGTTCCTTTGGTTCAGTTTATTGATTATAATACTCTTACTTACAGAATAAATGAGGTTGTAATCGTAAATGAGCTAATAAGCACTTTTTCGTGGGTTACATTTAAAGCATCACATTTTGGTTCTAACTTGGTTGGGGCTATGTTTATTAACGGGAGTCCTAATTCTGATCTGTATCTTTGGTTCAAAATTCAATTAGGTAATACTCAAGAAACCGCCGAGTATAAGCTCAATTTGATGATTGCCCCTGGGGGCGATTTAATTCAAGGTTGGGAAACTATTATAATTGATAACCAACCGCCAAGTAGGATTGAAGTTAAATTCGTACGTAAGTAGAAAAATCGCGGACTAGGGGTATATATAACCATGAAATACCTCATTTTTGTATTGTGCGGGTTCTTATCCGCTAGCTTAATTACTTCTAAAGATATGAAAGAAACCCCATTCGGTGTTATAGGAGATTCCAATTTCGGATGGCATCAGGATATTCTTAGCAACTTAGATACGTTTCAATTACGTATAAAGGGTAGGGACATCCTTCAGGGTGCGGTGGAGACTCCTAAGTCTACCCCCGTAATGAGGGAATATAAAGCATTTTGCCGTATTGATCATATTTGTATCAGATCTGTAGTTCGCGCCTATGCTCAAAGCCCTGTAGTTAATTTCTGGACCTACGTGACGTTTGGGCATACAGGTGATGATACTGCCATTTACACTAGAGAGGGGTTATCTATTAAGGTTACAGGAGGGAAGAGGATTAATCTTGATTCTCCTCCATCTCCAGGGATGCCAGTGGCTCACGGTCAAGGTCTCCCTATGGTACATTATCGTTTTGATTTTTCTAAAGGAGATGTAGTAGCAAATGAATCCTATACGAATTTAAAAGATAAGATTGGTAAGCCTGTTCCTCCCTTCTACACACCGCTTCCAAAACCTCCTAAATGGATTTCTGATTTAGCTGTTGCTTGTAAAGACTTAGCGGAAAGGGAGACTGCTTTTTATGCTCCTTTTGAACAAACAAAGTATACTCCTGCATTTCCAGGAAGGACTGGGGGCCAAGCTCAGTTTGGAGTATATCAAGTGTTACCAGAATTATATAGCAATGGATATAGATTAGGATCATGGAGAGATCAGCTTTACCAGGAAGGATGTAGACCCGCTCATTTTCTCCACCCTGATGGGACTAGGGTAACAGAAGATGACTACCCTGATACTGTTTTGGCTTCTAGTGGTTGGATTCATGAAAGGTCGAAAGGTAAGGGGTGGATTAAGCATAGTAATCCTTCCGCTCCTTGGAGAGATCATGGTGCGAAAACTCCTCAGGGGACTAGGTGGAGATTTTGGGATAGCCAACACTGGTCTTTAAACGCTTTATGCCAAGCCTATTATGTGTATGAAGACCCAGGGTTGGAAATGCTTATAGAGGATTTAGCGGAAGGTTGGTTGTGGGCTAATCCAGTAGTTAATAAAGGCACTACTGACTATATTCCAGGAGCAGCACGGGCAAGAGGAAGAGCTACCGAAGCAGGGTGTGCTTTATTCTCAGTTTTAGAAGGTGAAATTAAGACAAGAATTTTAAAAAGAGTATGGAGTATGTTTCAACTTCAATATGATGATTTTTCATCGAAGTTAAATTCTCATCAAACTCCCTTAGTTAGCAGAAAGGATGGGTATTCTGTGTGGGAACATGCACTCTGGGTAAAAGGTCTTAGTGCTATGTTTGCTATCCTTCCTGGTGAAGAGTCCAAGATCCATACTATGGGGACTTACCTTAGTAAGTGGATTCTCCAAGGATTCAAGGATTTTAATGGAAAATATTATATCCCCTATGTTATAAACACAAATGGATCTTGGAAGAATGATCCATCCAAAGGACTTTCAGAATGGTGTGTCCCCTCTATGCAATTATTGAATAAATTTGAATTTGATACCTTAAGCGGTGATCAATTTAAAAAAGTGCAAGCAATAGTTTCCCAATTTGCCGATAAGAGTTGCCCAAAAGGCAACGGATGGGCAGATTCATGTAAATGGGATTTATACTAATTTTTTCTGTTTCTTAAACCTATATAATAAGGTAACCCTCTTTAGGAGTCTATTATGAATTTTATTACTCGTGTTATGGTCTTAGAAAAAAGAAGGATGAAGAAAGAAGCGGCTTCTCCTATGTCAAACCCGTCGCCCATGTCTAAAGGAGCGCCTTTCTCTCCTGAGGAAGAGGAAGACGAATCTCCAGAAGAAGTAGCACAGGAAGTAAAAGAAAAGATGACCAATACACTTCCTGACGGACCTCCCCAGGCAGGTAAGACCACGCCTAACGATGACGAGGAAGAGATGGATGATGAAGACGCTGGTTTAGATACTGATGAAGCTAATGTTAGAGGCTCAGATGCGACTCCAAGTTCTCAGTCTGATAAAGCAAAAAAGTTAGCTAAGGCAGGACAAAAACACCCAGCCACAACGGATACGGGATGGAGGGATAAGCTGACTGGAAAGCCAACTTTTGCCCCTAAGGGAACATCTGCTTTTGCCTCAGACAAGGTGAATGCATCTAAGAAAAGTAAATCTAAGTCCACCGATGAAGATAAGGATACTCTGTACTCTGGGAGTAAGGGTACAGGTGGCAGAAAAGTTCCTAAAAAGGGTGCTAAGGTAACTCAGGGTGCTAATGTAAACCCAGATGGATCTCCTAAAACAACTATGGATCGTGATGATAAGGAAGACTTCCGTGATGATGTGAAGGAGAAGAAGGAGCCTAAGAAGGACAACGATTGGATTCAAAAAGCCGTCAACCCTGATCACGAAGGCTACTGCACACCGATGACTAAATCTACCTGCACCCCTAGAAGGAAGGCATTAGCTAAAACTTTTAAAAAGATGGGTCGTAAAAGAGACAAGGAAATCAAAGCCAAAGACGAGAAGTAATGGACCCCTTAGATCACCTAGTTTATTCAAAGAGGCTAAGGAAACCGAAGGGGGAGATTACACTATTTAATCAGAATGCTGAATATATTCGGCTTCCCCCTCCTCCTAAGAATAGTAGCTTGGATGCTGTGCGGGACATGATGACTGTTAATGCAGCCATGCAAATTACAGGCGATGGTATGGTAAAAAGCGTGAAGAGGCATGATAAGGATCCCATTTATGCCATAAAAACTTATATGTCCGTATTTGGATTAGATTATGATGCCGATTTCATAGAACAGGTTATGAAGGAAGCAACCACTTTAATCCTACAGCAAAAGAACTCATTCAACAGGGCTAGGCCAGCGCAACTAGCTCCATACTTTGGTTTAGACCTGGACATCATTAAAAGTGCCTCCGCTAAAACCCCGTCGTACCCAAGCGGCCACACTACTCAGGCTTATTTAGTAGCTTTGATTCTCGGAGATAAATACCCTAACCATAAGAAGAATCTTATCCAGGCTGCTGAAGAGTGCGGAGGGGGGAGAGTTATGACAGGTCTCCATTTCCCCACCGATCACAAGTTTGGTATTTATTATGCAAAGCGTCTATTTAAGACACTTAAAGGACGCAAGAAAATTGATTACAGTAAAACAATTAATCTTGTTACTAAGAAAGGAGGAAAGTAATGCCACTAAAACGATTCATGATCCCTAGAGTCGCCCACTGTAGCAACGGGTGTTGACTAAACCTTATCGTCTTTAAGGGCTAGTTTCCAACTAACACAGAATAACAACCAACATGCTGTAAGTCCGAAAAACCCATCTAAGACAGAAGCTCCTGTGGGAGATACCCAGAAGAGCCCCAACCCAAGGCCTACCCAAAACCCCATACACATAGGACACTCTGTAAAGTATCCTAGCATAGGGTGAATGGAGTTGGCCTTTTCTCTTACCTTAGAGAATACTTTTGAGTGAGTTATAGCAAAAGCAATTCCAAAGCATACAAATGCCCAGGTGATAAGGTCGTGTGCATAAATAAAAGCCGAATCCCAATAAATAGAATCATTCATAATTAAACTCCCAAAGGTAATACAGTATTTTTAATAAAAGCTTCTCTATTCTTATACCAAGAATCTCTTCCTACTAATTCCCCACTAGAGTAGTGAATCAAATTAAGAGAAATAGCATGATTGTGGTATCCCAAGTTATGCGCTGAGGTGGTGTAGTGGATATCATAAAAGTCCCAGTCCCCTTCAAAATATTCTGGTTTCTCTAACCCTATTGCTTCCCATACCTCTTTTCGTGCTGCTAAGAATAATCCATCCAAGGCTACTACCCTTCCAGGAGGTCCATAATTTGTAGGTGTAATTGTACCTGTTCCATCCTCTTTAGTGCCATCCATCTTACGAGACTCGTAATAAGAATTTTCTTTTTGGAGATTAAAATGGTTTACACACCCCCTGTGTAGACCTTGTTGCCATCTGTCGTGATTCCACCACACTGCGTCCTCCCCTAGTAAAGTTGTACCAGCAGGACCGACTATTCCAGTCTTTTCATGGACGCATTTTGCAACGGCACTCAAAAATTCAGATTTTGATGATCGTATATCAATATCATCATGACAACAAATAATGATATCTTTATTATCAGCGTTACAACTTTCCACTCCCTTCTTATAGGCAGAAAAGATAGATTGTTGATTTACTAAAACTTTAACCTCTACCCCGTAACTAGATAATGTATCAATTAGCTTATTCGTAATAGGGTTAAGATCCTTTCCCCTGGTACACATAATAGCGAATATCTTCATACGCTATAATAGAAGGAACAAGTTTATTTTATGGAAAAATCGGAACTTATTGAAGAATTCAGAAAATGTAAGGAGGATCCTGTATATTTTATATCCACTTACATTAAGGTAACACACCCCGTTAGGGGGCTTGTGCCTTTCAAGTTATATCCTTTCCAGAAAGACATATTAGAAGCTCTTAAAGATCACAGATTTAATATTCTCCGAAAGTTTAGACAAGCGGGGTGTACTACAATTTGCGCTGCTTATTCGTTGTGGATGATTGTTTTTCAAAAACATAAACAAGTAGTAATTTTATCTAAAGGTGATGCTGAGTCTACGGAAGTTTTAGATAGAATTAAGATTATGTATGAAGAGCTTCCTGGTTTTCTCAGACCAAAAATGGTTGAAGATAACAAGCATACTATGAAGCTCTCTACAGGATCATCCATCAAATCTCGACCTTCGGGGAAGCAGTCTGGTCGATCTCTGGCAGGATCTCTCTTGATTATTGATGAGGCAGCGTTCATTGAAAACATTGATACTATTTGGGCGGCGGTATACCCCATCATCTCGACAGGAGGTAGAGCTTTCGTCCTTTCCACTGTTAACGGCATTGGTAATTGGTATTATGATGTTTATCACAAAGCTCTAGCTGGGGAAAACTCTTTTCATGCCATTGATATTAATTGGGAATCCCATCCCGAGTATAAGAGAATGAAGGGGTTTGATGCTCTTTATAAGGTGATGGAAGAGAAAGACCTATACGTAGATCAGTGGGAGGATACTACACGGGCCAATATGCCCATGAAACAATGGCTTCAGGAGTATGAGTGCGAGTTTCTGGGTACAGGTGATACTTACTTAGAGGGGTATCTTCTTAGGAGGATAGTTGAAGATGCTAATGAGGATTACTGGATTAAGTATAATAACAAGATGAGAGTCTGGAAGGAACCTAGCCCTGAGTATGAGTATGCCATTGGAGTAGACGTTAGTTTGGGAAGAGAAAGAGATCATTCCGCATTTCACATTATGAATGTCTACTCAGGGGAGCAAGTTGCTGAGTTTTACTCAAATAAAAC